GAATGTCCTGACGTTAACCTGGGACGTTTCCAGATTGACAAGGAAAGCTCATTCCAGGTACTTCAGCGGATTAAGAATGATTACGGATTGTACTCCAGGTTACAGGAAGGCGTTCTGAAGGTCAACCTTAGAGATATTGTCAACGGTACCGACATTAAGGATGTCCATACCTATGTGATCAACCCGGTCACCTCTGCCGGTAGCCTGGTGAAGAAAAACGAACTGAAGTTTAAACGGAAGGAAGATTATAAGCTTCTGGTGAAGGTCACCTCAATGCTGACTAACGGCAAAAAGACAACCGTCGAGGTAGGTAACAAGGAGACTGAATGTTCAACGCTTCATTTTACTTATCCGGGTAAATATACCGAAAAGCAGTTGAAGGAAATTGCTACGAGCATATATAACAAGCGATGTTACGACGGCTATTCAGGTACAATCACCGGTTTTGGATCACCGCGCACACATGCCGGAGATGCCCTGGTGATTGAAGACAAAATTGAGAAAGATCGGAACGGTAAATATATGATCGAAAAAGTGGATATCACTTACGACGAATCAAGCGGCTTCTCACGCAAAAACACGCTGAGTTACAAAATATAGTTTATGGCTTAAACGTGCCGTTTTAATGAACGGTCTGTTTTGGTTGGTGAGTTAGTCGTTTATCCGATTATAATCGATTACGCGAGATTTTAAAGTGGGTTTAAAGTAAGTATAGAGCATGGGGGCACTTGAACAGGCAATCGAACAGGCAATTTTGAAACATGCAGGGAAGTTACAGGTTAAGCAAGTCTTATCCGGGGTAGCCAAAGATGTAGGAGAATTGACCTGTACTGTGGAGCGGCAGGATGCCCCCGCTCTTTATGATGTCCGGCTAAACGCAATTGATGATGCCCTGGAGAGTTGCTTTACTGTTTATCCGGTTGAAGGATCGCAGGTACTGGTAGCAATCATTGAGAATATGAAGACTGAAGCGGTGTTAATCCGCTGTTCTGAAGTGCAGAAAGTAAAGGCAAAGATTGGTACAACAATGCTGGAGCTCGACAACAATGGCTTTCTGTTCAACCGCAATGATGAGAATCTCCAGAAGGTAATGACCGATCTGATCGCTGAAGTGCAAAAGATCATCGTAGTCCAGGGAACGAGTCCGAATGTTCCTGCCCTGGAGGAGATCAAGAACCGGATAAAACTAATACTGAAGTAATGGCATTGAACAAAGCAACATTGGCACAGCAGCTGAAGACAATCTTTGACAGCGTTTCTCCGGAAGCAACCGGCATTACCGATCCTGATGCACTTCGCCAAAAGATGGCTGATGAAATGGCTGATGCTTTCGATGCTTTTATAAAGACTGCCAAAGTAACGGTTGCAACCGGCATAACCGTAAGCACAACAGGAACAGCAGCTGCACAAACCGGAGCAACAACAGCAGCGGGTACTGGAACGATATCGTAAATAAAGAAAAAGATGAACGGGATATTGCTTGATGACAATTATGATCTGAAGATCGAACCGGTGAGATTGGCCAATGGGCTGATCGCTTCCGGATTGGTAGTCGGTAATATTGACTATCAGCGTTGCAGGATGATCATCGAGGCGCAAAAGGGAGAGTTCAAAGAGTTCCCAACGCTGGGCTTTGGCATCGACAATTATCTGAAGTCGGTCACATCACAGAAACGTCAGCAATTTATAACCGAATTAACGAAGGAACTGAAATCAGACGGGATGACTACGGTCAAAGTGATCGTGGGAGATGACCTGTCACAATTTGAGATTACGCTATGAAAAAATTGGAATTTTTAGTGATCCATTGTACGGCCACACCAGCCGGGAGAGAGGTGTCTTCAGATGATATTCGTCGTTGGCATATGTCCGCACCTCCTCAAGGCCGCGGTTGGAGTCAAGTTGGTTACACAAGGCTATATCATATCAATGGTGGAGTGGAGCAGTTGGTTGCCAATAATGAAGATGGCTTTGTTGATACCTGGGAAATTACCAACGGGGTCGCCGGTCGAAATAGTATTTGTCAACACATTGTGTACGCTGGAGGGATGACAACGGATAACAAGAGGCCATTTGATTCGCGGTCATTTTCACAAAAAGAAGCAATGAAACGCGATGTTCTATTGTTTCACAGAAATTTTCCTGAAGTTAGGATCGTAGGGCATAACTACTTTGACAAGGGAAAAGCGTGTCCAAGTTTCGATGTTCAAAGTTGGCTAAATTCAATCGGTATAAATCAAATGCTATGATCGAGTGGCTGTATAACAATTTTCTCAATGCCCTTTGTGCGCTGTTTTTTGCGGTGATTGGATACTTCGCTGAAATTCAAGGAGCAGTACACGTAATGTGGGCAGCTTTAGCCCTTGACCTGGTATCAGGTATAATGGCATCGATGATTGCGCGAAGGGAAGAGTTCAGCATGAGCAAAGCATTTGTCGCGGTAGGAAGAGCCATTGGGGTGACAGTATTGGTGTTGTTGTTGTATGGAATGGATAAAGAAATGCATCAGGATTTTGCTGCAACTTATAATATTGCTGCCTGGTTATTTGCAGGCTTCTATGCTTATAGTGCAGCCGGTAATATGGATGATCTGTTTGGAGGGAAGATATTTAAAGTATTTAAGGGATTCTTCATGAAACGGGTACAGGATCAAACGGGGGTTGATATAAACGACGGATCAGTTCATTATAACGCTCCATTATGGCCTTCATCCCAGAATAACTGGCAATCAGCCAATAATCACATAAATAATACACAAAATGAAAACGGCGATTAAAATATTTAGTTTAGTTATTATCGTACTGATGATGGGGTGCAAAACATCTCGGCCACTGATTCCGGCAGTTCCGATTCAATACAGGGAGAAAGTTGTTGATAAGCTTGTTCCCTTCCAATTGCCAACTGACAGTGCGGATATCATGGCTCTGTTTGAATGCAATAATTTGAATCAGGTTATACTGAAGCAACTCACTGAAGAGAAGAGTAAACGCATTAAAAGCCTTTTTTCATTCAATGCAGGGGTTTTTAAGTACAACTTTAGAACTGTTTTTGATACCGTTTACGTGAAGGGAAAGGATATCTATATATACAAGGATGTGCCGATTTATGTGAATGTACCTGGTCCCGAAGTGAACAAACTAACGAAGTGGCAAAGCACACAGATAATGGCCGGAAGGCTGTTTTTGGGTTTGATCCTGCTATTTGGAATATACAAGTTCGTACAATGGAAATTCAAAACAGTGTAAAAAGCAGGAATGCCTTTCCTGTTCGGGAAGGTCAGTCACTGTTTGACCTGGCTGTACAGACATGCGGATCGGTAGAGAGCATCTTTGATTTGGCAGTGCGGAACCTTATCTGTATCACAGATACTTTGATACCAGGGCAAATAGTGAAGCTCCCTGATGTGGGTAATAAGGGGATTGTCAACTACTATACTATTGGTGATATAATACCAGCAAGTGACACCGATGTGATGGCGGGCAATCGCACATTTGATGATACGTTTGATTTAACTTTTCGATAAAATACTGATATGGCTCAAGATACTTTAACCAATCTACAATCCCGGATCAACGAGGGGAAGTCCGAAAACAAACCAGGGAAGAATACCAAAACAAGGGTGTTCCAGTTGATGCTGGATATCCTGGATACAGTGAAAGGATGGCTGTCGAAGCTTAATTTCGATATTGATGCGAATGGGAAAAGGATAACCAACCTTCCGGCTGCGGTAGGTGCGACAGAGCCGGTAAGGAAGCAGGAGTTTGATAATAAATTTTTGTATCAACCCCGACAAATTCACACGATATTTTCAGGGACGACGACACTCACTAAAAATGGAACAATCTCAATTACCTTATCTGGAGTTATTGGAATTAACTATGGTTATGGGAAATATGCCACAATTGCAGCCGGAACATATAACTTGGGTGGCAGCGGAACACTATATATTAAAGTCTTAAAAGACATGTCATATGCTAATGTTGTACCAACTTTGACCACCAATGCAGTCGATTTAACTCCTGATTGCATTATACTGGCATGGGTAAACTATGACAAGATTTCTACGATATGGGATATTTACTTAGATAATAAAATATATCAACAGGCACAGATAAGCCCAACCTTTTCACCAACAGCGAAGATTGTAAAAACGGTGAATACATCAATCACGCTTTCCGGAATCATTGGGTTTTATCATGGGAATGGGAAATATGTAACAATCAAAGCAAACACTTACAATTTTACTGATACTGGATTATTATACGTAAAGGCATTAAGAGATATTTCCTACTTTGATTTAATCCCAACTTACACAAACAACGCGACCGATATCACCGCCGATTGTATACTGTTGGCATGGTATAGTTCCGGGCAAATATTAACGATTTGGGATGCTTATTTGATCTCGCCATATCAACCCCGGCAAATTCACACAATATTTTCAGGAACGACGACACTAACGAAAAATGGAACAACCTCAATTACGTTATCTGGAGTTATTGGAATTAACTATGGTTATGGAAAATATGCCACAATTGCAGCCGGAACATATAACTTTGGTGGCAGCGGAACACTATATATTAAAGTCTTAATAGACATGTCATATGCTAATGTTGTACCAACTTTGACCACCAACGCAGTCGATTTAACTCCTGATTGCATTATACTGGCATGGGTAAACTATGACAAGATTTCTACGATCTGGGATATTTACTTAACTCAATCAGCATCTATTTACACATCAATCGATTTAACGGTTGATACCCCGGTAATCACAAATACAATTGCGTTCAAGGATGATGAGGAAATCCCTTTTTACAAGGATTCGCTTTTTAAAAGAATCTATTCCGGTAAAAAATACACCGTTGTCCTTGAAACTGAATTATCTGCCGGAATACGAAGGATTGAGATCGGAAATCCTACGTACTTAAAAGCGTCTCAAATAGGCAGCAATACAAGAATAGTTTTTGAAAGTGAGTTTACCAATAGAAAATTGGTTTATAAAAATCTTACAAAGGTTATTAAGTCATTATCAACGGGCAAAACCGGGACTACTAAAACTTTAATGACAATCGGAGACTCGCTGACACAAGGACAATTAGGTGCAGCATCAATGCCCCTTGCATTAATCAAGACAAGGTTGGCAGCTTATGGAATTAACATTAACGGAGTTGGGACTTACGCAATGGAAGGCAACAGCGCAACGCCTCCGGGGTTAGCTGGTACCTACATGGGCGAAGGTCGGGGATATTGGAATTATAAAACGTTTGTTGGAAAAGACTCTTCGCCTTACGCACAGCCAGTCACTATCAATACCGCTTCGATTTACACTACAAAGTTTGAGAATCCATTCTTGCGCCTGGCAACAGCAACCGACAAAGCGAATCACCCAGATTGGTGCTTTACAAATAAAGTCGCTAATCCTGCCGATATCGATGGGATTAGTTATTCAACAAATGCAACGTATACAAATTACTACATTTTTGATTTTGTAAATTACTTAACAGCTCACAGCGTTGCGACTCCTGATATAATTACACTTGCATTAAGCATAAATGACTGGCAGGAAGATGGAGTAATGAACGTGTCAGATGAATACTTGTCATTTATGATAATGTATGAGCAGATCAGATCAGCTTTGCCTACAACTCCAATTTTGATTGTTCCGTCTGCTCCACTCTTTCCGGAGGATCAGCCGGAATGGGAAAATGAGATGTTTCCACTGCTTGAGCGAATGATCACTTATATTGAAGGTAAACAGGCAACAGATGCAAACTTAAAAACGATCCCTATATTTCAACATTTGAGCCGGTTTTTTGCCTTCAAAACGCTTGGGGCATCTGCTAATATAAGTACTTATAACAATATTCAATCCGCAACAGCTAATGACGTACACTTTCTTGATAAAGCAACATCAAGAAAAGAATATATGGATATTTATGAGGCTGTTATTCTTTCGGTAATTTAATAGACAACCATGTCAAGAACCATCACCCAAATATCATTCGAAATCAAAGCCTCCTTCGTTGCAGACGCTGAACTGGCGAATACCTACGGACTCGACCAGGCCAAAACCTTCGATGAACAGTTCTCCAGGGTAAGCCTTGAGATGCTTATACTATATATAGTAGCAGTATCGATCTGGACACTGGAGAAGATTGTCGATGCATTCAGTTTGGAGGTAGATAGTCGCATTGAGGCGGCTTACATCACATCACTGAGATGGTACCACACCGCTGCCCTGGCATATCAGGCCGGTGATGATCTAACGTATGATCCGCTGACTTATAAGGTTGTCTATCCGGTCATTGACGAAACCAAGCAGCTATTGAAGTTTGTGGCAGTTAAGGAAGTTATCCCAACAGCAACCACTGAGCGCACTAAGTTGCAAATCAAGGTTTCAAAAGCCAGTAAGATGGCACTTTCTGCCGAGGAACTTGCACCATTTAAGAGTTATATGCAGCGTGTCGGAGCGGCAGGGATAGCGTATGATATCACTTCAGGTGTTCCGGTTTCGGTTGCATTTAACCTGTCAATTGTACGAGATCCGTTGTTGCTGATGGACACCGCTGCCGGTAGAGCATCCGTTGCCTCGGCAATTTCGACCTACTTAAACAACCTGGATTATGGAGGTGAGATTTCCACCAGTGGCGTGATCG